CCGTTGCGTTATTCGGAGAGTAACCAGCAAAGAGCAACGCCGCTATGTTATTTGTAAATCCACTGGTCGCGTCTGATTGAAGAACAGCAACGTTGTCATTAGCAGCGTGTCTGACAAACGGTCTACCATTTGAGTTAGTAGAAATCTTGTCTGATGCGCCAGCAGAGATGGATACAGTTCCTGCGGTTCTAAAGGTTTCAGATTGAAAAACATTAGACACCGCAACAATTTTATCGGCTTGTCCTTCAACAAAAGCGTCCCTCGACTGATTGGCGAACCTGCAGTAGTGAGTGTCAAAGGCAACCGATGGGTTGATGAGCCCGGTATTAACCGTGCTCAACCGCATGTCGTATGTGTTCTTGAAGATGGCACCAGCTTGACCGCTATCGCCAGCAATAGCCCATCCAGTTGTCCCTTTGTGAGATACCCGATAGGTATTGCCTTCGCATGTATCACCCGCCCCAAATCCAGTTGAACCAACTTCATACAGAACTAAAGCATCCGCATTGCCAATAAATGTGACATCAAACGTACAGTTGGTTCCTCTTGGTTGGCGAATTACGGCACCAAGATCGCCATAAGTGGAACTATTGCCAAGAAAGAAATTCGCAATACTGACATTGGATGCTCGATCAAGAACAATCGCCCCGAATGTTTTCTCGGTGCCAACAACACTTTCTCTACCGCAATTATACGCAAGAATGTCGCTAATTTGAACCAACCCCGTATCTGGAGTAGTATCTGCTGGAGTGTTTCCGTGAATTACAGAAACAACCCTGTCGCAATTAAATACACGGAGGCTCCTGTATTGAACATTTCTGTAGCGTCTAAATTGAACGGGGGATACAACATCTGCTACGCCACCAACTTCAACAGCTACTGTGCAATTTAAGATAGTTGTACCATCAACAAGGATGTTTTCTACCCCGTCTTCAAATTGAACACCTTTCCCTCCAGCACCTGCTGGTGAATACGAACCTCTGCGGCAATTTTTAATTGTGCCACCATAGATTTGAATGTTTTTGCAGTTAGTTCCTCCAATGCCGTTTTCACCACCGACAGCAGGATAGCCAAAATTTGCAGCATCCACCCTGGGATTGTAGATTACTACATTCTCAGCAGGAACGGACTCAGTGCCGCTTACAATAAATACTCCCCCTGGAACCGTGCTTTGCGTAAGAGTAATAAAGCCTAAGCCAGTAAACCTTATAACCAAATTAGATGGTATGTAGATAGTGCTACTTACCAGATAATTGTTATCGCTATCAAATACAATTTCTCCACCATTGCCGGCTGAGATTTCATTTAATAGTGTTTGAATCTTTGTCGTGTCGTCGGTTGTTCCGCTTCCAATTCCGAAGTCCCTGACATTCGCCACGTCCCGCAGCTTGCTTTCAACGGTGCGAGCGACAGCACCAGTCCCACTTTGAGTAAACGCCAGCTTGCTAGCCGCAATGCCAGCGGAGGCGTTCACATCAGCATTGACGATCGCACCGTCCTGGATCTTGCCGCTGGTAACCGCACCGTCCTGGATCTTGTTGCTGGTAACCGCACCGTCCTGGATTTTGATTGTGGTGACGGCATCGCTTGACAGCTTGTTGGCTGTGATTGACCCGTCTGCGACGTTTGTGTTGGGGTTGATCCCCAGCACCTCGATGTAGTCCTTGTGTTCCTGGATGGCGTAGAAGTTCTGCAGGTCAGCGGTATCCAGCGCATCAGCGGTCAAGGCGCTGCCATCGTTCCAATCCACCAAGCGGCTGGTGGTTGGTGTTTCGCGGCGGATGCTCAGCGTTTGGCCAACAACCGGCGCGGCGCTGAGCTGCACCTGTGTAGCACTCGTCCAGGTGTAGTTGACGCCATCGGCCAGCAGCTGCGTGTACCCGCCGCTCTGCAAGCTCAACCCGTAGTACAGCTTGACGTGTGCCCGCAGCAGGTACGGGAACGGCACTGTGAACGTGACCGTTGACCCGTTGCCCGGGTACTGCACGTAGGAGAAGGGCACGGCTAGGTCTGCATGGCTGTAGACCTATTGTGCCCGCTGCGCTACTGGCGTGTCCAACCAAGAACGCTCAGCGCTTCCTCACGCTTCCGCAGCTGCTCACTGCGGCTGCGCACCATCGCCTCGTAGCGATTGGTGAAGCTCTTGGATGCCGGGTGATCGCTACCCATCAGCTCGACCAGGGCCAGCATGTCGTAGTAGCGAATGATCTCGTCGATTGGCTGGTAGCCCTCGGACTTCTTTCGATCGGTCAGCTTGGCCTTGTTCACCCGCTTGTCGGGCCCTTCCGGGTCGATGTTCACCCATGAGCGGTAGACGGGATCGCGCATCAGCGCCCGCAGCGCTTCCGCCATGGTGCGGCCTTGGACAAACTGATCAATCGGAACACGCGCCGTGCCAAGCACATCGGCAGCGGGCCGCTCACCACGGATCGTGGACATCTGCTCTCGGTAGAAGCCCTCTTCGTCGTTCGTCATCTGCATCCCAACGCTCAGACCGTCGTCTGTTCCGACCTTCCCATCAGGCCGCGGCTTGGTGGTAATGCCGGCATCATTCAGCCACAGGTAGAGCGGATCCTGAGGCTGCAGAACGGGCATGAACGGCACCACCGCTTCGACGGGGATGCCAAACGGACGCTCGACCTTGGCGCCAAGCCAGTCACGTCGCACCGGCGCTTTGAGCAGCTGATTGGCACCCGGGTACGGCCGGGCAACTTTCTCGCCCACTGCCTGCACAAACTGCAGCACAGGGGCAACGAGTTCGGTATAGATCGGATCCATCCCCAACGCCTTTTTCTCCTCGGCCGACATGAACCGCCGTTTCTCGGTGGCTTCCATGGCACCTCTGCCCATCGCAGAGATGCGGCCTGCCAGGCCAGAAAGTGGAAACAGCCCTCCCATGGAACTGGCCAACACGTCAGCCATGTCGGTGCGATCGGGCTGCGTCATGGCGTTCAGCACCGTTGTGGTGTTGAGAAGGCTGGCCTTGTTGTTGAACATGCGGGCCAGCGCTGTGACCAGGCCTGTGCTGGCTTGCATGTAGTCGCCTTCGCTGATGCCCTCCTCCATCACCAGCTGCTGCAGATCGGCATAGAGCCCCAGGATGTCTATGGGATCGAGCCCCCCCACTCGGAACCGTGCAGCCGGAATCACCTTGCCGCCGATCTGGAAGCTGTAGGGCGTGTTCACGCGCCGCCAGCGCTGGTATTCCTCTGGATCGGATGGGCCGCCGCCGGTGAACACGCCGCTGCTGATCGCTCCTGCACCCATCGTCAGGAACATGGCTGAGACGATCGCTTGCGCACGGGCATCAGCAATCTCGGCCGGTGTGGCGTTGGTGGTGTTGGTGCGCAGCGCTTTCAGCACAGACGGCACGATGGTTTGATCAAGCGACCAGATCAGGCTGTTCAGCGGTGTCTTGAAGAACGGCAGCTGCCACGCCACCAAGGCGTTCTGCCGCGTAACACCCAGGCCCTGGATGATCGGATCCTTGATCGTTTCGGTGAACGTGACCTGCGCAGCACGTTGCAACCCGATCTGCCCGAGCTCGTCATCAGCGCGGGGGACGCCCTTGAGATCGTTGAAGGCCATCAGGCGCAGAACGTCATCTGGCAATTCCTCGCCAGGCGGCAGCCCGCGTTCCCGGCGCAGCTTCACCAGATCCTCAGCGCTCATGTAGCCGCTGAACATCGAATCTTCAGCCATCTGTTCGGCGCGTTGCGCCACCCAGTCGGAACCAACCTGACGGCCGGTGGTTTGGTCCACGGTTTGCTTGGCCTCCTCAAAGGCTCGGATGTAGGCCTCATGGTTCACCTTCCAGGCGTAGGCCATGCTGCGCACCGCCTCGTCGCCGGCACCCAGCAAGCGGAACGCCGGCAGGTAGCCGCCATTCCAACCCAGATACCGCTCACCCAGCCCGCCCAGCACCTTGCTGACGCTTGCGTTCAGCACGTTCATCAGCGTCACCGCTGGGCCCATGCCAGCCGTGTTGGCCCAGTAGCTGGGCTGCTGCAGCAGCGTTACCCCGGTGGTGAGGGCGTCGTCGATCATCTGCTTCTCGCGCTCGATGATCTCCGGCGCCACCTCCATGGCGTTGTCGAGGCCCATCCGCGCTTTGCCGGTGCCGAGATAGGTGATGCCGTTCTTCCACGCCATCTGCGCGGCATCCAGGGTTGCGCGGTTGGCAAAGAAAGCCGCTTCCATGCCGCCCCTGGCGCCAGCCCTGAGGGCACCAGCGGTGATGTCCTGCAGCCCTCGGTAGAACGCCACCCCCAGACCGCTCACCGGGTTGCGCACCAGCCATGTGGTCGGGCTGGTGAGCATGTTGTTCCGCCGGAAGTTGTTGAGCAGGTGCAGCTGCGAGAAGAACGGCGCCTCGTTGATGCTGGTGCGCGTGATGCTGTTGGTCCGGGCTGCTGCGGCCAGTTGCCGCAGCTTCATCACGTCGCCGCGCTCGATGTGTTCCATCACCTGGCCCACCAGCGTTTCGCCGTTGATGTCCTGAATCGTCAGCCGCGCCAGGTTGGGATCTGGCCCGAACAGCTCAAAGCCGGCATCGCTGAAGTCGTACTGCAGGCCGCGCATGGCTTGGCCAACCCGGCGACGGGCAGCAGCGTCCAGGTTCTCGAAGAAGTGGGCCCACTGCGCCGCATAACCCAGCTCAACCCTGAGCTCGTCGCCCAGGGCGCCCACTTCCATCGCGTTGGCCGCCTGCTCGATCTTGGCGGCGTACTGGCTGACGGAATCCCAGCGGGCCTTGGCGACTGACACAATCGTTTCAGGCAGCTTGTCGATGCCTTTGAGGCGAGCGTTCAGCGCCGATGCGATGGCCTCAGCGCTGGCGTTGTTCTCCCGCATGAAGCGGATGAGGGCATTGCCGGCCACGGTGCTGGTGAACTTGCGCTTCAGCTGCACACCCTTGGGGGTGTTGGCCCGCTCAACGCCGATCGTCTCCATCAGCGCCGCAATGTTCTCGTCGCTTGGCGCAACCTTGCTGTAGTCGGGGAAGCCGATGCCGTAGTTCACCATTCGGCCGGTCTCACCCCGCGGGCCTTCCTTGTTGCGGAAGCCCATCTCAACCAGATCGCGGATCACCTTGCCGCCCATCGCAACCATGTCCTGCTCGGACTGCTTCACCCACGCCTCGCGGGACAGGCCGATCTGCTGCCCGGTGTAAGTGCGCAGCACATTGCGGCTGGGCCCTGCTGCTGGCAGCCCCTCGGTGTCGAGGATGGAATCGGCCGCGGCCTCCAGCTCGTCCAGCTGGCGCAGGCGATCTTCAAGATCCTGGAGCTGTTTCGTCAGATCGTTGCAGTCAGCCATCAGCAGGAACCTCCTTGGTGTTTCTTGCGCAGCTCCTCAAGCTGCTGGCGCAGGGCCGCACGCTCTGAGGCGATGTCGGCCTTGGCTTGCGTGGCCTGCTGCTGCATCGGTGTGGCAGCCGCCTTGCCCTTGCCCTTGGGCTTGGGCTGCGCCTTGCCAGCCTTTGCTGCATCTGCGGCTGGCGCGGACGCCTGGCTCACCGCATCTTTCGGCACCACCATCGGTTGGCCGTTGATGCTGACGAACACATCCGCTGTGTCGTAGGTCTGCGGTTTGCGATCGGGCTTGGCCTTCAGCTCTGGTGTGAACGGCGCGACGTTCTGCGCCGCGGCCGATCCCTCGCCTCGATACGGCTGCGCGGTGCGCTCGCCGCCGACCGGCAGCTCTGGCGTGAACTCCGGCGTCGGTGGCCGCACCTGATCAAGCGGTGCTGCCAGATCGTCGCGGCTAAACGCGAACATGCCGCGGCCCATCAGCCCGAGCCGCTTTTTCTCGTCCCAGCTCAGGGTGTCCCACCCCTTTGAGGCCATCCAGGCATCCTGCAGCGCCTGCTGCGCCTTGGCATCGAGCACGTTGTACTCAAACCGCAGCCGCATCTCGTCAATCAGCGCGTCAGCGTTTTTGCCGCCGGCCTTGTAGGGCGGCAGCACATCGTTGAGGAACTGCAAGGGCAACTGACCGCTCGGGTCGGCCAGCAGATCGTCGGCAAAGCTGCCCTGGTTGAAATACTGCGGGCCGTTGGGGCGGTTGGGGATTGGTGTCACCGGTGCCTGCACCTCACCGTTGTCGATGGCACGGCGCAGGATCTCGGCCTTCAGCCGCTCGCGTGTTTGCGCATCCATGCCACGGGGCTGGTAGTCATCCATCGGCACGGTGATGGGGTTGCCATCGGCATCAACGGCTTGCCCCATCCGGCTGGTGGTGCCGAGATCAGCCGGCACATCCAGCAGCGGTGCATCGGCTTCGCCTGCCAGGTTGCGGGTCAGCTGCAGGCCCAGCTGGTCCGCCTCTGGCGGAAGGAACATGCCCCGGCGGGTGCTGAGCTCTACCAGGGCATCAATGATGTCGGACTTCTTGGCACTCCACACCCGCCGGCCGGTGCGGAGCTTGACCAGTGCTGCCACTTCGGGAGAGGAATCGGGCATGGACAGGCGGCGCAGCGTGTCACGCGGCCACCCCTCCAGCGCCGAGCGGTAATCGTCTGGCGTGCGGTAGCCGTATTCCCCCGGTCCACGGGCAATCTGCTGAAGCGGTGGCAGCTGAATGTCGGGCGTCAGATCAAGGCCCGGCTGCCAATTCATGGACATCTCCAGCTGCTGCCCCACGGTGGTTTCCGGGACGGCCATCCGCTGCTGGATTGCCTGCAGCTGCAGCTGGGCTGCTTGCAGTTCGCGTTCGGCGCGAGTCATCAACCCCTTGGCGCCACGCGGCGTGATCTCGCCGGCCGCCTGGCGAGCGTTGATCTCCTCCAGCCGTTGCGTCAGCTGTTGCACCTGCTCTTGCGTGGCAGTCAGCTCCTGCGCATTGCGCTCGGCTCCTACTTCACGCCAGACGCGTGAATGAATCTCGCGCAGCTGAGGATCGCTGAGCTCGTCCAGTTGCGCGAGGTAGGTGTCGAGCTCTGGTCTGGTGTCCAGGTCCAGCTCTGTTTGACGGCTACCCCGTGGTGCCAGGAACTGCTCAGTGGTGCCGCTGAGTGTCAGGTCCGCTACCTGAGTGTCAAGCTCGTCGAGCTGCTTTGAGATTTCCTCGGCGGCATCAGGTTGCTCGCTCAGGCGCTGCAGCAGCAGGCCCCGCTCGCCCTGCAGCTGGCGGATCTGCTGCGCCACTTCAGGGTCAGCCGTGTCCGCAATGCTCAGATCGAGCTGGCCACCTTCACCCTGTTTAACCAGGCCGGCATCAAGCAGCCGCTGGCGCTGCTGTTCCACCTGGCGAATCTGGGTGGCCTCATCGAAGTAGCGCTCGATTGCGCTGCCATTGGGGGTGGCCGGCACCATCGCCCCGCCCGGTTGATAGGTGGGCAGCTGCGGCAGGCCGGGCGGGGTGCCCGGCAGTGTTCCGCCGGGGGTGTCCAGGTTGATGGCAACCGGCGTGATCGGGCTGCCATCAGCAGCGGCCTGCATCTGAGCGCTCGGCAGCTGGGGGGCGCCGGGGCCCGGGGGGAGCTGCGGCTGCCGGAAGTTGCGCCACTGGCGGGTGTAGGGCTCCAGCTCCTGATCGGCCAGGTCATCCAGCCACTGCACGCCCTCGCCGCCGAACATGGCCCGGCGTGCTGCAGGTAGGAAGGACAGGGCACCGATAGCGGTAAGCGGGGCCGCAAGCCCCTCGACCATCACACCCTTGCCGAAGGCCTCTAGGTAGTTGTCGTCCTTCTCGACGCGCCCGGGCAGCCGCCAGCCAAACGCATCGGGCACGTTCGCCAGGTTGCCCGTGCTGTAGTCAACGAAGGGCGCTGCCAGCGTGGTTCCGACCAAGGCACCGCCGACGTTCTTGCCAACCTGCACCGCCGTGCGCAGGGGGGCGCTGGCCCGTTGCGCCACAGCAAGCCCCCGCACCGCGCGGGTGGCCTTGGCCGCATCCGCAGCCCGCTTGAGCAGCCCCACCTGCCCCAGCCGGCGCAGCAGCGCGGTGCCGGTGGCGGCACCAAGCACTTCGGCACCGATGGCCCCGCCCAGCGACAGGCCGGGGTCATCAGCGGGCGTCACCTCGTTGTAGTTCGGGCCAATCCGAAATGGGTTCAGCTGCCGAGCAGCGGCCTTGGGGATTTGCCAGGCATCGCTGGTATCGATCGGCTTGCGCTGCACCGCATCGCCAATGGCGTTGGTGAGCTTGCTGACTGCATTGATCGGACCCACCACCAGGCCGGCCTTTGTGTCAGGCGAAGCCAGGGTGTTCATGAACTGCGCAAACGGTTTCAGCGGGCCGGCCTGGCTTTCCAGTCGCCGTTCCCAGAAGGCCCGATTAGGCCTCGGTCGTGCGGCCTGCGTGCCGCCACCCTGCTGGGGCTTCCCGCCGCCGCCGCCCTGCTGCGGCACCGGACGCACATCAGGAAGCACCGGCTCGATGTCCGAGAAGTCGTCGATCTGTGGAAGGTTGAAAGCGGGCATGGGTCAGCTCCTCTATTGACCGGGCAGGTCGATGGGCCTGATCGCGTCACGGCCCATTTGCAGCATGTCCACTGTGTTCTCGCGCAAGCGAAGACGCCTCATGTTCCATTCGTAGAGCAGGTCGTTGCCAAGTTTCGGGAAGGCTCTGTTCAGCGACACTGGCAAATCTTCTTTGCCCAACTCGTCTCGCCCTTTGGCAGCAGCATCAAGAACTTGGAAAGTCATAGACCGCACTGCAGCTCGTTCCTTGGGAGTCAGGAACAACGTATTGTCGGCAGCTTTGCTCATCTTGGCGGTTTCGTTTGCGAACTCCTTGTAGACTGGGCCTGACATTCTTGACCTTGGATCATCCTTCCCTGCTTCGTCGAAGGCATCGCGCTTGCGACGCTCAACTTTCCTCTCAAGTTCATAGAGAAACTCAACCGCTTTTACTTGACTGGGCGCCGAGGCCCTGCTTCTTGGGCTTGGGTTGGTGTTGTTAAGGCGCTGCTTCGATTCCGCCTCGATCGGATCCCAGTTCTCAATCGCCTGTTGATTGCGCTGGTTCCGCTGAATCGTCTGGTCATGCAGTGAAGGATCGACCTTCATTCCCTTTCGGGTTCCATACCAGGGAGCGTCTTGGCCGCGGCTGGCAGGAGACATGGGCCGGCCCGCCTGCCGCAGCATCCTGTTAATCGGCAATGGCTGCAGGCCAGCAACGTCTTCGTAGCCGCCTTCTTCTGCAAGCTGAGCTACAAGCTGGTTGCCAAGCTCAGTGTTTGGTGTGGCGGATGCGCGGCGACCGCGGTTGCGGCCGATGTATTCCTGTCGCGCTTGCTGCAGCAGCGCCCGCACCTTCTGAGAAGACACGCTTGCTTTGTTGCCGGCCTTGTCGTTGTCGTACATGCCGCGCCCGCTGGGGCCCTGCAATGCCGCCCACTCCTGTGCAATCTCTGTGTGTGCTGCGTTCAGGTTGTTGCTTTCGCCACGGATGTAGGCCGCTAGGGCCGGCCGCTTGCTGCCGGTGATCAGCGCGACCGCCATGCGGTTCTGGTTCTCCGGCGTGAATGGCGCGTTGCGCGACAACCCGGCCTCGCGCATTGCACGCGCAAGCACGCCCGGCGTGAACTGGTAGGCGCCAACAGCAAAGACTCGTCCTCTCTCTTGCAGGTCAACCAGTGATCCGATTGCTCGGGTGGTCAACGTGCCGATCCCGCCCGGGGTGTCACCAGCAACGCCACGGTTGACGCTGTTCCAACCACCTTCCCCGCTGCGGATCAAGCCCAGCAGGCCGCCCATCCCGCGCCCCAGCCCCGCCAAGTCACCGCTGGAGGCAACGCCCCCCGGCGGCAACACCATGCTGAAGCTCGGCGGCAAGGTGGCAGCTGCAGCCGGCGGCGCAATCATGCTCATCAGCCAGCCGCCAGCCGCCAGCGGGTTCCAGCCACCAAGCCCATCACGCACGACCGAGCTCACCTGATTGCCGGCCACCGTTCTCGCTGGTCTCTGCTGCCTGCTCTTCTCCTCAAGCCAGCGCTTTGCCTCGCCCTTGGGGTCAAGGGTTGGGTACATCTTCAGCTGTTCCAGCAGGTAGTTGAAGGTGGTGGTATTGGCGCGACGGGCCATGTTGTAGAGCTCGGGGCTCACCGGCTTGCCGCGCTGCAGCTGCTGCAGTTCCCCGTACACCCACCGCGGCTCCATGACCGGCCGGCTTTGATACGTGCGGATCGTGTCGTCTGAAAGCTTCCTGGCGCCTTCACGGGGCACCCCGCGGGCATCCCTGGGGTTGGTGCCCACCTTGCGCGGGCCAAGCTCCCCGGGCTGGCGGCCGGTGAGCTCCTTGATGATCTGCACATACTGCGGTGACTTGAGGGCCCGAGCCTACGCTTCCGACATTTCAACGCTGCGCTTCGCGGG